ATAATTCAACATTTACAGGATCTTATGATGAATCTACAAAAGAATGGAAATGGGAACCTACATCTGATGCTAATGTAGAAAAATTAGCTAAACATCATAGGGGAGGAGATGATGGAAAAGGAAAAATAACGACAGAGGAAATAGAGGACCAGTTTTATAGTAGAAAAGGAATTACTGAACAACAAAAATTATCCGAAGTACAAACCAAAGCATTAATCCAAGAAAAAGGTGGTGTAGAAAATTTAGAAAAAGATTCAAAATTTGGCAAATTACCAGGATTAAAAGAAGGAGAAAATAGAACTCAAACAAGTGCTAATGGAAACAATCAAACTGATTCTGAAGCATCTGGTCAATTAACTACTGCTGCGGGTGAATCAACAATAAAATCTACTCAAACCAGAACTAAATATGGGAATTATTACTATCCTTTCGATATAAAATCAAACAAGCAGGATAGAATTATATTCAAAATGAGTCAAAGTACAGGACAAATAATAGATCCCATCGGAGATATAAAGGCTATAAACGAAGGCACAGCTGTTGCAGGATCTCGAACTTCAAAAAGAAAAGCTAAAACAATAGAAGGATCCGTAACTCTACCTATTACATCAGGTATTAAAGATAGTAATATGGTTGATTGGGGAAAAGCTACGATGGATCCTCTTCAAGCATTTGCCGCTAAGACAGCGATGAACGCATTTGGAGCTGCAAAAGAAGGTGAAGATGTGGGTAAGAGTATAGGTGCAGATATAAAGAAAGGACAAGCGGCAATTCAAGATAAAGACATGCAGACAGCAATATCTACAATGATTGCAGGTGCAGCAGCACAAATAAGTCCAAACGAGGTACTCTCACGAGCAGGGGGTGCTGTTAAGAACCCTAATTTGGAATTGCTTTTTAATGGTCCAAATCTAAGAGCATTTGACTTTACATTCCAAATGTCACCTAGAGATGCAAATGAAGCAGCAGAAGTAAGAAGTATCATTAATTTCTTTAAGCAAGGAATGTCTGTAAAAACAACCTCTACTAATGTCTTTCTAAAAGCACCTAATTATTTTGAAATTGATTATGTAACTTTTAATAATGAGGGAAAAATGATTAAACATCCATCTATTAGTATAATTAAAACCTGTGCTTTATTAACGTGTTCAGTTGACTATACTCCCAATAACAGTTATATGACATATAGTGATGAATCCCGAAGTATGGTATCATATATGATGAATCTACAATTTGGAGAACTAGATCCAATATATGAAAGTGATTATTATACAGGTCTGGCTATGCAAAATGGCACCTCTCAATCCACCGAAATAGGTTTTTAAAAATGTCAGCTTACTTCCGCAACGTCCCTAATTTTGAATATGTAAACAGACTACCAGAATCTCATAGTAGTTCAGAATTTATTGAAGTAAAAAACCTTTTTAAAAGAGGAAAAATTAGGGATGATATCTACGAAAATGTTACCTATTTTACCAAATATAGCATCAAAGGAGATGATAGACCTGATAACGTTGCTTTTGACATTTATGAAGATTCAAAGTTAGATTGGACAATTCTTTTAGCAAATAACATAGTAAATGTTCAAACTGAATGGCCTCTTACTCAAGAATCTTTTGAAAATTATCTTCTCAACAAATATGGAAACGAACAAAATATGCATGGAACTCATCATTATGAAACTAAAAAAATAAAAAACAGTATTGGATCTATAATCCTAAAAGAAGGTCTTGAGGTTCCTAAATTATTTACAATGAAATTTCTTGATGTTAATTTAGGAACCTATACAGAAGTAGGAGGAGCTGGAGATCTTATAACCACTGAAGTGACTAATTATGATTATGAAGTAGACCTTCAAAATAAAAAAAGAGAAATTTATATATTAAAACAAAGTTATCTCAATTTAATTATCACTGATATGGAAAGAATTATGCCATATAAAACGGGTTCCACCCAGTATGTGAGTGAAACCCTAGTTAGAGGAGAAAATATTAAAATATATTCTTAATTATTCCTCTGCAAGTTTTTGGAAATAAGAAAGAGCATCATCCTCGTCTGAACTTTGTGATGCTACAGGAGCAGCAGCTACAGGTTCTTTACGAGCATTGAAGTCTGGTGCATAAGAACCACGACTGTTATCTTCCTCTGCTACCTCTTCATCCATACGACGAACAGGTGGTTTGTTACCTAAAACATAACCCAAACGCTTCTTCAGGTCATCATATGACTTGAATTGGTCTGGTGCGGTAACAGCAGCAAGAGAATACTGCTTCTTCCATAATGCCTCTAGTGCATCATCGTCATCAAGCAATGGTGATACTGAATCGAACTCTGACTTATCATAGTTCCAGTAACCATCTTTCTTAACGATCTTCAATTTGAAGTTAGCACCTTGCCAGAAGTCAAAAGGATTGATCGGAGTCTCATCCTCAAATTCAGGTTGCATGGATTCCATGACCTTATCAAAGATTTTCTTACCAAATTTATATAAGAAGACTTTACCCTCATTTTGAGGATTTGTAGGATCCTTTACGACATAGATGTTTGCATAGTAAGAAAGCTTACGCTTCTGCTTACGAACTACATCCTTATCTGACTCATTACCACTATTCCATAATTCACGATTATATTCGGAAACAGGATCTTTACCACCAGTAGTAGTTAAAGAATTTTCAATATACCAACCACCAGGTCCTTGGAATGCATGTGAATACATTTTTGCCCAAGGGATATCCTCTCCATTAGGAGCAGGAAGGAATCGAATAACGGCATAACCGTTACCTGTTTTATCAAGTTCTGGTTTCCAAAGGCGATCATCACCTCCTCCACCATTGCTCATCTTCTCCACTTCTTTGACCAATTTAGAAGTCAAAGATCCTAGAGAGGATTGTTTTTTTAAGTCTGAAAATGACATTTAGATTTTATTGAGATTTGGCTTGTGTGTACCTTTATAGTATATCAACTTAAAGATTCTTTGTCAATCTGTTGTTTCATCATACTTACCATATTATTCATATTGGCAAATAAGATATTCATATCAACATTAGTAGGAAGTCCCATTTTACGAGCACCTTCTAAAATGCTTTTTTTCATTTCTTGAGCTTCAGGATCATCAGATAAACTAACACGAGTAAAAAGAACTCTTTGCTTATTTAAAAGTTTCTCCAGAATATCAACATGATATAATTGATCTTCTTTTGACATTGTGGGAAATTTAAAAACATTAGTATAAATCTCCTCTTGGAGTTCACTAATTTCTACCATTTCTGCACGGACAACTTCAGAATCGAAAAAGCTCATAGGACAGTTTGTTTAAGGATCTTTTTATACTTGGGTACATCTATATTTAGGAAAGGTTTATATTTTTTTATCTTCTTACTGACGGTTTCCCACACAGGATCATTTAATTTTTGATCAAAATCCTTTTTATATTCAAATACTGAATCACAGATTACAAGAGTTTCTAGTGATATTTTTCCAGCGAGATAATTTCTTAAAATTGGTGGATGACCATCAGAACAGTCAAATACCGCATTTACCTCTTTATTCTCAAAAAGCAAATTTATCTCTTCTTTGAAAATATACGAAAGTGACTGAATTTTCTTTTTCCAGTCAATATAGCGATTTTCGCCTTCTTTCATCATTTCACCAATCCACATAGTTGCTGGATCAGTGGTATGTATGAAATTAGAGACGAAAAACTCTTCTACCTCCTTATCGTTTTTTTGCCTTGCAAACTTCTCAAACCAAAACCTATCCTTTCTCTTATAAAAGGCTTGCACTGTTGCTCTCGTCTTACCACGATACTTAATATAATCATAATGATCTTTAGTAAAGTGATTCTTTAACGAGAGATAACAACGATATGCATCAAAAGGCATCATTCTTTAATGGGATTCTTTTTATGTAATTCATTTGCTAGTTGTCTCTCCAATTCAAATTCTAAATCAGATAATGATACTGTCAAGGATTCTTGATACTCATTATCTTCTATAAGATCATATAAATGAGCAATATGCTCTAGAGCAAAGACTAACTTAGTCTGTGTATTCATTCGAGGCATTATCCACTATTTTTCTTATCTTGTATTTCTGCACGTCTTGCTTTTGCAAGTTTACCTAAATCACCAAGAGCTTTACGTGCTCTGGTTGCTGCTACTTTAACACCCTTATCTTCAAAAGATTCAGATTCGGCAATGTAAGAGTTGAAAGACTCTAGGATTTGTTCATGTAAGGTCATTTTCTTTATTTAAAAAAAGTAATAGGGCAAAAAAAGCTTGGAGTTTTTTTTCCGACTTTTTTGGAATTAAAAAACCAATTTCGCACGGCTAGTTCGCTTTAAAAAATTTAACTCCTGTGCCTCGTACTTTATCTTCTCTTTTAGAGGTTTAGATATAAGTTTAGGAACAGACTCCAAATCAATACTATTCTGTTCACAGAAATGAATGATAGCATCAATATAATTAAGGTTACCATTTTCATGGACCAAAGATTCTATCTCCTGTGCGAACCTAGACGGACAGAAAAATTTATTTTCGAGTGCCTTTTCTAGTTCATTCTCCATTCTGGGACCTAGTATTGTGATGTACAAATTCTTTGATATAACGAACTAGAAGTTTAATATAATCGGATTTGTTCCTTTTGTCAAATACCTTTACTTCACCACCAGGTGTTACCATGATAGTGATAAGTTTTTTAACAGGAATTTCAGTTAGTTCGTAATAAGCTGCTGCATAAAAAGTCTCCTGAACGAAGTAGTTCTCTAACCACTTCTCAGGTTTAATCTTCTCAGATGTCTTAAAGTCTATTACCGCTAATTCGCCTTCGTATTCTGCTATGCAGTCCACTCTACCTGCAAGACCAAGGTACTCAGAGTAAAGGGTTCTTTCTATAGCGTGTATATTATTTATCTTGTCTAGATATGGTTTAGCATGATGAAACATAAACTGGGTTGCTGGTTTAAAATCATCCCAATTTATTTCATTGTTTCGCATATAAACTTCTACTGCCTCATGGAAATCAGTTCCACGAGTAGTGGCCTTCTTTGTTATTTTATTTGCTTCTTCTATACCTACTCTCTTTCTCCACTTGATAAAGATATCACGATTATAAAAAGAAGTTACAGACGTGATAGAAGGAACCCACTGACCATCAGGTAGAAGATACAATCGACAGCCAGGAGTTTCTTTCTTTTCTAATTCAAGATCACCTAAGAAATTACAATGAGTGAAGGTCATAAATTAAGTTCCAGTTTCGCAAGTAGATATTCTTTACACAAACCTGATCTTACAATATCCTCAACACCAAATTCAATGATGTCAACTGATGGCATGATACGAAGGATCTGCATGAAATCATGGATACCATTTCGTTCATTCTGTTTAATCAAATCAGTCTGAGTGGCATCACCACAGAACATAATTTTTGTGTCTGTACCAATCCTTGTTATTATACTATCTAATTCATGATAATTCAAGTTCTGGAATTCATCAACAATAATAACAGCCCTATCTAATGTTGTTCCTCTAATGAATGAGGTACTCCAGAAGTCAATAGTATCCTGACCCTTAAGATTGCCATAGAGCATTTGGAAATCTGCATCACTTGGCATCTCAAACATATACTTCACCATATTCTTATAAGGAATCTGATAAAGTGAGGACTTGTCTTCATGGTCACCAGGTAAGAATCCAATCTCTCTGGTGGCAACAAGTGACCTTACAATGTAAATCTTATCGTAAGGAGTGCTTGGATTAAGTACTTCTTGAAGGGCATTAAAAAGAGTAATAAAAGTCTTACCAGTTCCTGCTGCACCATAGGCAACAAGGTTCTTACCACTCGCATAAGAATCAAATAATAATTTCTGATTATCAGTGAGAGGCTCAATGTCCCTCATCAGATCAGTATTAATTGGTTTTTTTCTTTTCATTTGCTTAGATGTTAATCCTACGCCTATAGGTTGATCTGCTTTCTTTTTTCTTGCCATATTAATCAGTATATGCCTCCGTCTCAGTTGTACCGATGTTTTTAGTTCTTGCTAATCTTCCAGAGATACCTCCAGACTTTTCAGCACTCTTTAGAACTTCACCCCATCCAGGATTTTTATTCACAAGTTTATCTCTCCACTCGCCAACCTCAACTCCGAGAGATGGCATCGTCGAAGGATCAGAATAATCTCTTTCCCAATCAGGATTATCTTCTCTCCATGAGTCCCACTTATGGACACTCATCACAACTTCTTTTTGTTCACCAGTTTCTGAGTTAACAACAGGGTACGTAGCCATACAAATCTTAATAAGGTTTACGATTATTTAGGAAATCCAGTCAAGAGCTTCCGCAATGATAGGAAATTGTTCTTTAAAGATATCTCTACATCCTTCTGCAATGT